ATGATATGTAAAAAATGTGGTACGGAGAATTCTGATGACAGCGTGTTTTGTCAATCTTGCGGTGAAAAATTGAGCGGGGTTGTGAACAACAATACATATGCAGACGCTCAAAATGGGGCGGAAAATTATTACGGCAACACATATGCTCAGCCTATTTATAATCAAGGCGGTTACGGTCAACCGATAGGCGTTCCGCCGGCTGTTGAATATCAGAAATCGTATTTTGACGGAACAGGTTTTCAACTTATGGGCTGGAACATACTTTGTTCAATTATTATTTTTATAACATTCGGTTTTGGTGCGGCATGGGCGTCCTGCCTTAAACTGAGGTGGGAAACAAGTCACACGGTTGTGAACGGAAAAAGACTTTATTTTAACGGTACAGCCGCTCAGCTTTTCGGAAAAATGATTGCGTGGGAGATTATTGTCGGTCTGATTCTTAGTATTCTTCCTATTATGGCAATTACGACCACAAAATATTCATATAATATTTTGCCGAATTTGATAGTCGCAATTATTGTTGATGCTATAATTTCGATGTTTATTGTTCCGTTTTATTCTGTTTACATTAAAAAATGGGTAATAAAACATACGACATTCGTTGATGACAGAGGTTCGGCAATGCCTACTGCACCGTATTATCAGAATCAGGTGCAATATCAAAATCAATCGCAGTATCAAAATCCGCAGACATACAACGGTGCGGCTAATGACAATGTTGCAACGGTAAATTTAAAACGCTGTCCGTTTTGTTACACGGATAATTCTGAGGACAGCGAATTTTGCCAGAATTGCGGAAGAAAGCTTGACTGACAATTATATTAATCGGTTTTACCTCACAAAAGTGGTAAATAATATTAAGCAAAGGGTTTGCACATACAGATTTTCTGTATGTGTAAATCCTTTTTTTATTATCTGATTCGGAAAAGACGGCTTTTTGAGGGGATCAGGCGGATATCTTTGACTATTGATTTTTGGTTGTGACTAATTATTTTTAAAAATATTTTTGAAAATTGCATTAAAGTATGCAATTTTTTTGAATTTTGCAGGTATAAGTGAGGGGCGTTGATAAAGCCTCTCGAAAAACGGAGGTGACGAGATATCAGAAAATTGACAGGTAGGGAAAAGAAGTTTTGCAGTTTATTTCTCGGTTCGGGAAATTCCGAGCTTGCCGCAGAAAAGGCAGGCTACACGGGGGATTGTGAGCAGAAGGGGGAAGAGCTTATCTGCCGTCCCGAAATTTCAGCCGAGCTTGAACGGCTGTCACGGCTAAGAGAAAAATCCCTTGCCAACATGGCGGCGGCAGGGTATCAGCGGTTGGCTTTCGGGAGCATTTGCGATGCAATTTCTTTGCTTTACAAAAGTGATCCGAGCAAAGAGGATCTTGAGGGAATGGATTTGTTCCTTGTGTCGGAGATTAAAAGACCGAAGGACGGTTCAATGGAAATCAAGTTTTTTGACAGGCTAAAGGCACTTGAAAAACTCGGTGCCGGCGGAGAGCATGAAACAGGCGCAAAACAGCTTTTTGATGCCATTTCAAACAGCGCAAGGGCGGTGAATGACAGGGAAAATGGAAATTAAAGCTTTTTCTAAAAAACAGCTTACCGTGCTTTCGTGGTGGAACAGGGAGTCGGCTTTTCGTGACAGGGACGCAATCATCTGTGACGGTGCTGTGCGCAGCGGAAAGACTTTTTGTATGTCGCTGTCGTTCATTTTGTGGAGCTTTTACGATTTTGCAAATTCGGATTTTGCACTTTGCGGAAAGACAATCCGTTCTTTAAGGCGAAATATGATTACGCCCGTGATTCCGATTTTGAAATCACTCGGTTTTAAGTGTGAAGAAAAGCTGTCGCAGAATATTTTGACCGTGAGCGTTAACGGAGTGATGAACAGGTTTTATCTTTTCGGAGGCAAGGACGAGTCATCCGCATCACTCATTCAGGGCATGACGCTTTCGGGTGTGCTTTTTGACGAGGTTGCGTTGATGCCGAGGTCGTTCGTTGAACAGGCATTGGCGAGATGTTCCGTGTCGGGTTCAAGATTTTGGTTTAACTGCAATCCCGAATTTCCTGAGCATTGGTTCTACCGTGAGTGGATTAAAAAGTGCGGTGACAAAAATGCGTTATATCTGCACTTTACAATGCAGGACAATCCGTCTTTGAAGCCCGAAGTTGTCAAAAGGTATGAAAGTCTGTATTCGGGTGTGTTTTACGAGAGGTTCGTAAAAGGCAGATGGGTAGCCGTTTTCGGTGCGGTTTATCCGTTTATGGACAATGAAAGGATGTACTGCGATATTCCGTCAGATATTGAAAGCTGGGCGGTATCGTGCGATTACGGTACTGTAAATCCCGCATCATTCGGTTTGTGGGGCAGAAAAAACGGCGTGTGGTACAGGGTTGACGAATACTACTTCAACTCACGCACTCAGGGCTTTCAAAAGACCGACGAGGAGCATTATGACGGACTTGAAAAGCTGATTGACGGGCGGAAAATCGAATGTGTGATTGTCGATCCGTCTGCCGCAAGCTTTATTGAGGTTATAAGGAGACACGGAAAATACACGGTTGTGTCGGCTGAAAACAATGTTATCAACGGCATAAGACAGACTTCGCAGGCTTTGAAGGACAGAAAAATTAGAATCTGCAAAAATTGCAGAGCCGCAAGAAGGGAATTTTCGCTTTACCGTTGGGACGGCTCGGGGCGCAGTGACGCACCTGTTAAGGAAAACGATCATGCAATGGACGACATAAGATATTTTGTCGCTACGAAAATTTACGGTTGTGACGGATTCTTTGCCGTTGCAACCAAAAGACAGGAGGAAACAGCTTGAGGCTTGGCAGAAAAAATAAAAAGACCGAGAGCATAAAGACGGTGCAGACCGTTTTGAGAGAAACGAGAAATAATTCGCCGATTTTCTCACGATTTGCCGTTCAGTCGAGAACGGAAAGGCAGCTGTACACAACTTTGCGTGAGTCTGTGCCGATTATTGATGCGGCACTCTGCAAAATTATCAGACTTATCGGCGGATTCAAAATTGTGACTTCATCGGCTGAAAGTCAGAAGATTGCCGACAGCTTTGTTAAAAATGTCCGCACAAACGGTGAAATGATGGGACTTGAAAGTTTTGTGCTTTGCTATCTTGATTCGCTTCTCACCTACGGACAGGCGGTCGGTGAGATTGTTCCCGATAGTGACGGTGAAGGAATTTGCGCATTGTACAATGCAAGCCTTGACGATGTTGAAATCAGAGCGGATTCTTCTCCGCTGAAGCTTGCGGTTTACACACTCGGCAACGGTACAGCCGAAGAACCTAAGCATCCGGAAAGGATTTTTGCAACACTGCTTAATCCCAAGCCGGGTACTGTGTGCGGTACTTCCATACTCAGCGGTCTGCCGTTTGTCAGCTCAATACTTTTGAGGATTTTTGAGTCGGTAAAAACAAACTGGGAGAGGGTTGGCGATATCCGTTTTGCGGTTACTCTCAATCCCGATTCAAACGGTTCGGCTGTGAGCAGAGAAAATGCACAGGCGGTTGCCGATGAGTGGAAAAAGGCGATGAGAAGCGACAGCGTGTGTGATTTTGTGTCGGTCGGCGATGTCAGCATTAAGGTTATCGGCGCTGAAAGCGATATGCCCGACTGCGACATTCCCGTAAGGCATATTCTTGAGCAGATTATTGCAAAGCTTGGTATTCCGCCGTTTTTGCTCGGCATTTCGTGGTCGAGTACGGAGAGAATGAGCGAACAGCAGGCGGATATTCTCACAAGCGAGCTTGCCTACTACCGCACAGTGCTTGAACCCGTGATTACAAAAATTGTGTCGGCTCATCTTAAAATGTGTGGTTATAACGACAGCTTTAAGATTGAGTGGGACAAGATTAATCTTCAGGATGCGGTTGAGCTTTCTCAGGCAAGACTTAACAATGCAAATGCGATGAACATTGAAAGACAGATTGGAGCGGAGGTGCAGAATGAAGGATAACAAACTTATTAAAAGCGGTGTTTCGGGCGTTGTTGACGGTGAAAATCAGACTGTCGGCGATGATGAACTCGAACTGATTAACCGCTTTACAAGGCGAAATCTTGCAAAAAATGAGGTGTATGCGTTTTCGGTTGTGCTGTGTGACAACGATGTTGACCGTGACGGCGAACGCTTTACAACAGATTCGCTTTATGAGCTTGAAAAGCTTTTTGTCGGCAAGACGGGAATTATTGACCACAATCCAAGTGCCAAAAATCAGACGGCAAGAATTTTCAGCTGTAAGGTTGAGAAAATTGACGGTCAGAAAACGGCTTTGGGTGACGATTACTACAGGCTCAAGGCAAGGGCATATCTTCCCGTTTGTGAGAGCAACAGGGATATTATCCTTGCGATTGACAGCGGAATTATCAAGGAAGTAAGCGTTGGCTGTGCCGTTGGCAGGGTTGTGTGCAATGTGTGCGGTGAGGACACCTCAATGTGTACTCACAAAAAGGGCGAGGTTTACGGCTCAAAGCTTTGTTGCGGTGAACTTGTGAACCCGTATGACGCATACGAATGGAGCTTTGTTGCCGTGCCGTCACAAAAGAGGGCAGGCATTACGAAAAGTCATAAAATTTTTGGAAAGGAAAATGATATGGAGAAAATTCTTAAAGCCATTGAAAACAAAAAGGCTTTTACACTTGATGAGAGCGACAGCAGAAAGCTGTGCGAATATATTGACGGGCTTAAAAAGTCGGCTAAGGACGGTGTGCTGTACCGTGAAAGCCTTACCCGTGATGTTGTGGGACTTGCCGCTTTTGTTCAGCCTGATATTTCGGGCGAAACAATGGAGAGCGTTGCAAAGAGCATGACAATTGAACAGCTCAGAGAATTTAAGTCAGCATTTGAAAAGAAAAAGAAAGCAGCTTTTGAGCCTGTTCCGCAGCTTTACTGCAAGCAGGACAAGAGAAATAACACCGTGGAAAACGGTCAGTTCAGTATTTAACGGAGGTATGATTATGAATGTAAATTTTAACGGATTCGGCGAAAATGCCGCAACATTTATTGCAGACGAAACAATTACGGAGGCAGGCGTGCCTGTTAAGATGAAGGACAACGGCACAGTTGCAAAATGTAACGCAAGCGAGAACTTTTGCGGTGTGTGCGTAAGCGTAAGAGGCGGTTATGCGGTTGTTCAGCTTTCGGGCTATGTAAAGGTTAAGAGCGACAAGAAAATCGCCATCGGCTACAAAAAGCTTTCTGCAACGGCAGACGGCGGCGTATCGGTTACAACAACCGGCAGAGAGTACCTTGTGCTTGACTCAACAGACACTTCGGTAGGATTTATTCTTTGATAAGAGGAGGAAGATATTATGGCAAATTTTGAAAATATTACAATTGAAAAGGGTATGTATCAGACAAAGGGCGGAATTTCGGGCGCACTTGAAAAGCTTGATCCGTCAGAAAATTACAGAGGTACTGCACTTGAGGGACTTGACGCATTTTCCCGTCAGCTCAAACGCTTTGACATTAAGGTTAAGGGCAGAAACAGCGACTGTGTTGAAAAGTTTTTTCAGAGTTCAAACTCTGCGGCACTTTTCCCCGAATATGTGAGCAGAGCCGTTATGCAGGGCATGGAGAGAGCGGATATTCTCCCAAATCTTGTGGCAACCGTGACAGACATTGAGGGTATGGATTACCGCAGTATTGCATCTGTTCCGAGTGAGGATGACAAGAGTCTTAAACTCGTCGGCGAGGGTGCAAAGATTCCGCAGACTGAGGTTAAGACAAGAGAAAACCTTGTTAAGCTCCACAAGCGTGGCAGAATGCTTGTTGCATCATATGAGGCGCTTCGCTTTCAGCGTCTTGACCTCTTTACCGTAACGCTCAATCAGATTGGCGCATATATTGCAAGAGCACAGCTTAAAGATGCGATTGATGTGCTTGTGAACGGTGACGGCAATGAAAATCCCGCCGGCACACTTAATGTTGCAACAGGCGGCAAGGTTACATATGAGGACCTTTTAAAGCTCTGGACAGAGCTTGCTCCGTATGAACTCAACACAATTCTTGCGTCAACCCCCGAAATGCAGAAGATTCTTTCGCTCTCTCAGCTTCAGGATTCAAACGCAGGTCTTGATTTTCAGGCTACGGGGAGAATGATTACACCTCTCGGTGCAAGCCTTCTTCACACTCCTGAGCTTGAGAGCGGTAAGATTATCGGTCTTGACAAAAACTGTGCACTTGAAATGGTTCAGGCAGGCGGTGTTGTTACAGATTACGACAAGCTTATTGACCGTCAGCTTGAAAGAGCCGCAGTTACCTGTACCGCCGGTTTTTCAAAAATCTTTACAGAGGCGTCAAAGGTGATGAGCTGTTAAGGAGGGATTGCCTTGAACATTGCAAACATTACAAAGCGTTTTGCATTATACAGCGGTATTGACGGTGCTGAAGCATACAAATGGAAGAGCATTATTGACGATGCCGTGGTGTATGTTAATTCGATTGTGACGAAGGAAAATCTTTCGGAAGATGACGAATTAAGACTTGAAAACCTGTGTGCCGTTTACGCTTTTAAGTTGTATTCCCTTTGCAATGATGACAGCATTTCTTCTTTTTCCGCAGGTGATTTGAAAATTTCATCATCTGCGGACGGCGAAAGCCGTGCCGAAAAGCTGTGGAGGGAATATGCCGACAAGTCACAGGACCTTATCGGCAGAGAAAAATTTTTGCTTGGGGTGATATGATGAATATTTCACCGTCTATCGGGAAAATATTAAACAGATACGGCTGTGACGTTACCGTTAAAAACGGCGGTAAATCGGTTAGGACAAAGGCCTTTATTTCACCTTTGAGATACAACAGCAATCAGAATTATGACAGTGTACGGCATAAACTGGGTATGAGAAAAACAAAGCTGTTTTTATTTATTGCACCGCCCGATGTTCTGCTTGATTCGGAAAAAAGCGTAATAGAAAGTGAAAACGGTAAATATACTGTTAAAAGGTGCGAAAAATATTATGTGAAGGACAATCCGATTTATGTAAGGGCTGTTCTGTGTGCATACAGAGAAGAAACGAGGGATGATTTTGAATCGAATTGAGAAACAGGTTGACCGTATTATTGCAGGATTAAAGGTAAACGAGGCTTTGAAAAATGTCAGATTTATAAGAGAATACGGCTCTGATGAAGCACCGTCACCCGTGAACGGAATGATTGCCGTTGTGTCGGTGAGAGATATGTCAACGGAGAAAAGTTATATCGGCGGATACCTTTCGCCGTCTATCAAGGGTGAAAGCTACAATGCAGGAGTTGAAATCAGGGTGTATGCTCCTGCAACCGAGAACGGAAGCGGTCTTTCGGAAGTGGTAAGTGAAATTCTTCTCGGACTTAAAACTGCCGATGCGGAAAAGACGATTACCCACAGCGAGGCGGCGTCAATTGAATTTGATCCCGATATGAACGCAATTTACAGAACGGTGAGTTTTAATATGGAATTCTGTCTTTGCGAGGAGGTTTAAATGGACGGCTTTGAATTTGAAAATTGCGGAAATGCCGTGTTGAAATGTGAGGGAAAAATTCTCGGCGGCGTTGAAAAGGCAACCTGTACAAGAAAGAACTCCTTCACGGAAATCAAGGAATTTTTCAATGACAAGCCTGTTGAAAGGATTGTTTCAAATGAATGGGAACTTACCTTTGTGATGAAGATTACTGATGAAACTCCGTTTTTGGAGCGTGACAGCTTTAAGAGTCTTGAACTTGACCTTGCAAAGAAGAAAATCATTTACACGGATTGCAAAGTGCTTGAATTTTCAAGCGTTACTCAGGGCAGCGGAAGTATTCTTGCAACCGTGAAAATCAGTGCCGACGAGAGGAAAATTATATGAATGATAAAAATTCAGACGAACTTTACAGGCTTGCGGAGTCTGAGAACGGCGGTAAAGATACCGAAATGTTCGGTGAATTCCTTGAAAGGGAAAGCCGTCGTTACAGTCGCAGACTTGACGAAGAAGAGGAGGCGAAAAGCCGATGAAACCGGTGCCGATGAAATTCGGTGAATATGTGTGGCATCACAATCCGCAGAATATCAGCTTTGAATGTGACAAGAGTGTTGCAGAAATGAAAAGTCCGTTCGGCGAATCTTCCGTTCAGGATATGGGGCGGAAGAATATGAAAATCAGCGGTTCGGGACAGCTGTACGGCGAGGATTGTGCAGAACAGTTTGAAAGGCTGTTTGAGGTGTTCAGAAACAGCGGAAAAGAAGTGCTCTCCGTGCCAAACCTGCCGAGCATTTATGCTGTGTTTGAAAAGCTTGAAATAAAGGGCGAGCCAAAGCCGAATGTGCTTGAATACAGCTTTGTGTTCCGTGAGGTTATGGAGAAAAAGCAGAAAACGGTAATTACATATTTTGACTGTGAAAACGGACAAACCCTGTGGGATATTGCATACAAAACAGGGGTAAAAATTGACGAGCTTGTGCGACTGAATCCCGATGTTAAGTTCCCCGATGAAAACCTCGGAACAAGGAGGGTTAAGCTGTGCTGACTTACTTTTTTACTGATAAAAACGGCAAAAGGTGTGAAATTAAAAATGTTCTCACGGCAGAAATTTCGGCAGATGTCGATGTGCCTGCCGATGAGCTTGTGATGACTGTTCCGTATGACGAGAAGTTCGGAAATGCCGATATGCTTGAGGCTTATGACGGCAAGTCGCTTGTGTTTGTGGGACAGGTTGACGAGATTGTCAGCATTGTGAGAACCGACGGTGCGATTGTAAGGCTGAGTGCAAGAAGTCTTGCCGGAAGACTTCTCGACAATGAGGCAGAGCCTGTTACATATGTGAACCCGGCGGCAAAGTTCATTTTTAAAAGGCATTTAAAGCCGTTCGGAATTGTCGGATATGACGGTGACGAACATCCGTTTATGGGCACAATCAAAATTGAAAAGGGCATGACCGAGTGGCAGGTGCTTGAAAAATTCTGCAACGGCAGATACGGCAAAAGTCCGAGAATTACGGGTGCGGGATTTGCTTTGATGTGCGGAACTTACGGCGGTGCAAAGCCGATTGTGTTCGGCAGAAACGGAGTAGGCTACACATCTCTCCGTGAGTACATAAAGCCGTGCAAGGTGATTTCGCAAATCAAACTACGCACCGAGGAATACGGCGGTTACAAGAGCGTTATAAGCAACAATTGCGTTGCCGACAGGATTAAAAGGGTGAGGTATGTAAACGCTTTTCTCGACAACAATGCGGTAAAAACAGCCGACAGAATGATTGAAAACGGCAACAGGCAGAGCTTTGAAATAATGCTTGAATGTGCAGAATGTCTGTGCGGAGTTGTCGGCAGAAGGGCTGTGATTGACGACTCTCTCATCGGAAAAAGAGAGGGCTTGATTGTGAAAAGCATTAAATATTTACTTGGGAAAAACGGTGAAAGCACAACGGTTGTGCTTGGAAAGGAGAACGGCGATGTGGCTGATGAATTACATAACTAAAAATTCGATTACCGCCCCGAAAGCCGAAAAGGGCGGTGTGAAAAGTTCGGGAAACACGGTTTCGGTGGATTCCTCGGAAGAACACAGGGGGATAAAATGTTGCGTGCCGTATGGCTTTGCAAGCGTTGTTCCCGTGGGAGAGTCGGCGGTTGTCTTGCCGCTTGCTAACGGTGAAGTGAGCCTTGGCGTGCTTGCAAAAAATGTTGAACTTGATGAGGGCGAGGTTATGCTCTCGTCAAAGGGCGGAGCGAGTATTGTGTTGAAAAATGACGGCAGGGTTCTTATCAACGGCAAGGCGGTGTAGTATGAGGGATACGATGATTAAAAACGGTGATATCGTTATCGGCTCTTCGGGTAATACGGTATTGCTTGAGGGGAGTGACGCAAAATTCCAACAGGCTGTGCTTTGCATTTCGGCAAAACTCGGCGGATTTGTCTATGACAGAAATTTCGGTTCAAAGGTGCTTTTGCAGGACAAAACACTCTCGGCAAAGCAGATTGAACTGCTTGCTAATGAATCGCTTGCAAAAATGAAAAATACCTATGCAAGCGTTAAGTCGGTTGGCAGACAGATTACGATTGACCTTACGGTTGATGATATTACAAGGAAGGTGCAGATAAATGGAAACCTATGATGAAATTTACGGCAGAATGAAGAATGCCTATGAGCATGAAACGGGTGACAGCTTTAATGAGGTGAGCGACATTGCAATCAGGCTCAAGGTGCTTGCCGGCGAGATTTTTAAGCTACAGACGAATCTTGAATGGTGGAAAAGACAGATGTTTGCAGTGAGCGCAAGCGGTGAATGCCTTGATAAACTCGCATCGCAGAGAGGTATTGAACGCAAAAAGGCGATGAAGTCAACGGGCGAAATTACATTCAATATTTCTCAGCCGTGCAGTCACGATATTGTAATTCCAAAGGGGTGTGTTGTGGCTACCGCTGATACAGTTCCTGTTCGCTTTGTGACAACCGAGGATGAAGAAATCAGTGCCGGCAACACGCTTGTGAGTGTTTATGCCGAGGCTGAACAGGCGGGAAGTAACGGTAATATCGGGCTTGGCTGTGCGGTTGTTCCCGTGAGTGTGCCGACAGAGATTGAAACGGTTACAAACCGTGAGAAATTTACGGGCGGTTGCGATGCCGAAACGGACGATGAACTTCGCAAACGCATAAGAGATACATATATAAACACCTCCAACGGCACGAATGCGGCATATTACGAACAGCTTGCACTCACGGTTGACGGTGTTGCAAAGGCGAGTGCCATCGGCAAAGCGAGGGGCGTAGGTACGGTTAATGTCTATGTCACGGGTGCGGATGCATCATTGGGTACGAATGTTGTTGCAAAGGTTCAGTCGCTTTTGGAAAAGCAGAGAGAGCTTAATGTTGATGTTATTGTGGCGAATGCCCAGCGTACAGCCTGCAATATGAGTGTTGTTGCCTATGCGGAGGACGGATATTCTTCAGGTGAAGTCAAGGAGTTGCTCAAAAATGCCTTTGCGGAATATGTGAATTCAATCCCTATCGGCGGAACATTCAGATTGTCGGAACTCGGTGCAAGACTGATTGACACGGGTTGTATAACCAACTACAACTGGAACACGGATATGCAGGATGTGACGGTGGCAAAGTCGCAATGTTTTACTGTCGGTACAGTTACGATTGGGGTGAAGTGATGAACAGCTTTGATTCGATGAAAACCAAATTAGAAAGTACGGGGCTTTACAAAGTTACGGCAAAATCAAATATCAGAGCGGAACTTTTGGCATATGCAGAAGGTTTGAACACGGAATTTGATATGCTTGAAACTATGGAACGGGAGTTGTTTATTGACACAGCGGAAAACTGCGGAATTACCGAAAGGGAAAGATTTGTCGGTAAAATCAATGCCGATTATCCGCTTGAAAAACGAAGGGAAATGCTTAAAATATCTGAGCAGAAGGTCGGCGGAAAATGCACTCCCGACGATTTCAAAAGAATTGTCAGAGGTTACGGTGTGGAAAATTTTACAATTGCTGAAGCTCCCACAAGAAACCGTGTGGACATTAAAATTTCGGATACAAAAACAGACGCAGAGAAGAAGCTCATAGAAAAGCGTGTGAAAGCAGATTTTCCGTTACATCTTAATGTGATAATTTCTTATGTAAATGCATAAAATCCTGATTAAAATTTTAATCAAGCTATGCTAATAAATTTTGCAGCTTTGCAAAACCATTCAAATAATTAAATAACCATGACCAAAAATAAAAATGACAAGTTGAAAAATCTCAGCTTGTCATTTTTCTGTGTGAATATAAATTCTTATAAAAAGCACTCTGCAAACGCTTAGGCTTAATTATATTTTTGCTATTATTATACCTCATCGGGTATAAATTATGAATTTAGTGGATAAAACAATCCCTATCGGGTATAATTTATCTGTTAAGATAATATAATATTGAAATTATACCCGATAGGGTGTATAATGATGATATGAATAAAATTGCTGAATTTATTAAACAAAAAAGAAAAGAAGCAGGACTCACTCAAGAGGACTTTGCAATCAGAAGCGGACTGGGACTTCGTTTTGTTCGTGAACTTGAACAAGGCAAGGAAACAGTTCGTATGGACAAGGTAAATCAAGCACTCTCAATGTTTGGCATGGAGACTGTTCCCGGAAAGAAGGATGACTGATGGAAGCATGTAGATTGTTTTATTTTTTACATATTTTGATTATTAATCATAACGTATCTTGAGAAAATTAAAAATGCAACATAGTTGTTGGTTGTTATAGCACTTAGAAATATAAATTATATAGTTGTACTATAAAAAATTAATAGACCAATAGTCTGTGTGAACGGAGAAAAAATGCAACGCAATACAACTTTAAACAAAGCAAAATATACAAGGAATACTGATGAATGGTATACGGATTACGGTGCAGTTGAAACAGAACTTTCTCATTATACAAGACATTTTCATGATAAGATAGTATTATGTAATTGTGATGATCCATATGAATCGGCATTTTCAAAGTATTTTTTAAGAAATTTTAATATTTTAAAACTAAAAAAGCTGATTTGTACCTCATATAAGAATTCCAGAATTATAGAGAAATCATTATTAACGGACTCAAAAAAGCGCAAATTAAAAAAAACATCTGCTTATGTAATGGAGATTGATAAAATTCCATTTGAGGGAAAAAGTGTAGTTAGTGATGAAGAAATTATTAATTTTTTAAATACCGATAAAATTGTAAATGAACTAAAAGGAAATGGTGATTTTCAAAGCGATGAATGTATTGAATATTTAAAAGAGGCTGACATAATTGTAACTAACCCGCCTTTCTCTAAATTTATAGACCTTTTTTCGTTGATTGTTAAGTATGATAAAAAATATCTATTAATTGGAAACCAAAACGCTATCACATATAAAGAAATTTTTCCTTATATAAAAAACGGTAAAGCATGGATTGGTTATTGCTTTGGAGATATGAAATTTAAAGTTCCAAACGATACAAAACCGAGAAAAACACGTTATTGGGTTGATGAAACTGGTCAAAAATGGCGTAGCTTAGGAAACGCAATGTGGCTTACTAATTTAGATAATGATAGAAAACATAAAGAATTAGTGTTGACTGCTTATTATGACTCTAAAAAATATCCATGTTATGATAACTACGATGCGATAAATATTTCACGTGTTGCTGATATACCAATGGATTATCCTGGTGTTATGGGAGTTCCTTTGACTTATCTTAAATATCACAATGATGAGCAGTTTGATATAGTGGGCGAGGCGAATCATGGTTCAGATAATGAGTTTGATTTATTTAAACCTATAATTGATGGAAAGGAAATATTCAAAAGAATATTAATAAAAAATAAAAAATGTGTGGTGAAATAATGAATTTTAAAATTTTAGATTTATTTTGCGGTGCAGGTGGTTTATCTTATGGTATGCATCAAAATCCGCATTTTCAAACTGTTGTAGCTTTAGATATTAATGAAAAACTAGCAGTAACATTTAAAAAAAATATGCCTGATGTAAATGTTATCATTGGAGATATAAAAAGCCCAAATATAAAGGATAGAGTTATTGATTTATCCTTAAAATGTGGTGTTAATATGATTGTAGGCGGTCCACCATGTCAGGGATATTCAATGAAAGGCAAGAAATTAGGATTAGAGGATTCGCGTAATTTTTTGTTCATAGAATACTTGAAATTTGTGGAGAAACTACAACCTGACGTTTTTATTATAGAAAATGTAAAAACATTATTGTCTACATCTAAGGGATGGTTTAAAGAACAGATACTTACGACTATAAAGAAATTAGGATATTATGTTGATGTAGGTGTTTTAAAAGCGTCTAATTTTGGTGTGCCACAAACAAGAGAGAGAACAATTTTTATTTGTTGTAAAGATAAAAAGATAACGCTTCCTTCACCAACTGTAAAAAATCCAGTAACCGTTAGGGAAGCAATTGGGGATTTGGCTTATTTGAATTCAGGCGAAGGTAGTTTCGAGGCTCCTTATGTGACTACTGCAGGGTCTGATTATCAAAAATTCATGAGAGCAAATAGTACAAAATTGTTTAATCATAAGGCTTCTAACCACAATAAAATAGCAATAAAAAAATTAGAGATGATACCTCCTGAAAAAGGAAAGGAATGTTTACCTAAGGAAATGCTTGGAAAACAACAATTCAATTCTACTTGGGGTAGATTAAAATGGGATGAACCTTCTCCAACCATAGATACAAGGTTTGATGCTGCATCTAATGGAACAAATAATCATCCATTCTTAAATCGTGCAATTACCCCAAGAGAAGCGGCTAGATTGCAATCTTTTGATGACAGCTATATTTTTTATGGTACAAAGGTTGCAGTTAGAACACAAATAGGTAACGCTGTCCCGCCGTTGTTAGCAAAGGCGATTGCTGATAAAATTTATAATGATATGGGAGAATAGTTATGTATAGAGCTTTACTTGACTTTTTGAAAAACGAAAGATTTTTTATTGAAGCTGAAGCAAAACCTTCAAGAATGCGACGTTATTTAAATGAATACAATGAAAAATACAATGAAGATTTAACATTTCAGAATGATGGATTGATTATTTTGCAAGAAGATGCTAATAAATGGGGACTGGAATTAAGACTTTATGTATATAATCGTCCATCAGAAAAAATATATAAATTTGGATTCACTCATAATGATACTTATAGAGACAATTTTTCATATAGATTGAGTGACAATGATATTGTAGAATTTCTGTTTGAACAAGGTTATAGAATTGGTTTGAATTAAAAGGGGGATTTGTATGAATTCGCAAATGGCATATCTTATCGGTATGATTCTCGGAAACGGTGAGATTCAACGCAAAAATGATGTTACAACGATTACTATTGAGTTACCACATAAAAATTTAATTGATGATGAAGGCAGAGAAGTAGCAGTATATGTAAAAAGTAGTTTGACGGATATAAGAAGTGTTATTGAACCCTTAGTAGGTAATTCGTTACTTATATCTGGGGCAAGAAAGGCAACACAGTTTTCATTTGCAAAACCTAATGAAGATTACACTATGCGTGAAATTTTAAGATTTATTGGAAACGGTGTCCATCACTCAACTATGACTATGAATAACGAACTTTTTAGTATGACAACTGATGAAAAAAAAGGAACTTTTGCGAGGAATGGCTGATGTTACAGGTTACATTCGTAAAAGTAACATTGCTTTTGGTCAGGATGGTTGTCATAGAGTATACATAGAAATACCTGGTAATTGGCAATTGGTTATAGATATTGCAAATATGTTAAAAGATTTGGATATTCCAGTACAAACGATTGATTTTGGACATCCTAATTTTAGAGATTCTCACTTAAAGAAATATAATGCAGGGAAACCTTACTATTGGAAAAAAGAACATCAAGTGAAAATATGGGCGAACGAATTTTTACCTATAGGCTTTAATATCATACATAAACAACGAGCTTTAGAAAAATATGCCGATGAATTGTTAGAGTACTTAGATGAAAATAAAACTCACAAATTTTATTGGCAGAAGGCGATAAGAAAAAAAGAAAAACCAATTCATCCTATGGAGAACGATGCTTCTTTACCAGCAAGGATAAGGGGCAAGCATTATGAATCTTGGACAGAGTTAGCAAAGGATTTAGGATATGGCGAATAATGTAAAAAAGGAAATTGAGCTTTATTCCGATATGTGTGCCTGGCTTGGAACATACTTGAATGATAAATATAAAAATAAAAAGTGTAAAATTTGCGTTGTTGATTGTCATTCAAATTATCTTGATTCAATTTTGGAACAATATGGAATTATACAATATTATCCTCAGGTGGTAGGAATCAAAATTGAAATTGATGTTCTTGGCATGGTTATATGGAATAATAAAGCTGAAATTTTCTTTATTGAAGCTAAAAAAACAAAATTGACACTTCAAAACTTAGGTCAACTTCTTGTTTATTGCAAACTCTGTAATCCCGAAGAGGCTTTTTTGCTATCTTCTGCTGGTTTGGGTAGCTTAGATAAAGTACTTAATATTTTGGGAAGAGAAGATTTGTTGGATTTTGGAAATGATAGGAAAATTAATAAAATCAAGGTTGCAAAATGGGATTTTGTTCGCCGTACTATTGATAATCATTCGGTTATTCCTAAAATATAATATCTATAATAAATTGAAACTGAAAAGAGGGTGTTCCAATCGGAACACCCTCTGATTTTATATCAGGAATAAACTTGTATTAAGTTACCTGTCAATACATCCTGTGTGGA